ATATATGCCATTTGTTGGCTCCTTATGTTATGTTGATAAATCTAAATTCAAATTCGGTTACGAGCATATCTGCTTCAAAACTTGTAGTAACATCACATTCACGACGGCTTACGCCAGTAATGTCTGTGCTATTCTTAGCAAGTCTAATAGCGGATACAAGAGTCTCATAGTTAGAGGGTAGTTGCTTTGCATCGCAGACAAAATAAGCACTTACAGTGGTTATCTCATTGTTAATGCACACGCCATTTAGAGTAGCATAGACTAATTCTTCTGTGACTTGATCAGTGTTCACATAGATACGCTTAATATTCTTAAGGTATAAAGGTGAACCTGATGAATCCCATGGTAATTCATTAGTAAGGGTAAAGGTACCCTTACTAACTGCATCTATGTAATCCCAAATAGCCTGTCTCATCGCACTCTTCTCAAGTTATACTGTCCTGGTGATTTCTCAGTACTGGATATTGCACCACTGCCATCAAAGTCATACCAGTCACCTGCAGTTACTAATTCACCAAACAAGGCATCTGCACGATTAGTGTAGTAGCCCATCTTTTGGCGCTCTGCGGTATCATTGCTACTGAAGTCTGCTATGTTTGGTAACAGATAATCAGCAAGAGCAGTGAACACACATAGATCTCTAAAATCGCTTTGACGATCTATGATTTTATTAGCATTTAATGCAGGAACATCAGCCGCTGAGTTGTAGGATAAAGAACTATCACGGATTATGTAATAGTTCTTCCACCATGCAGTGTTACGCATCTTTGTAAGAATACGCTCAGTGGCTCGTTGAAGTGCGACATCAACTACATCGTCAGTGAGGCCTTCATTGGCATCAAAAAGTCGTTGATCAATGTCAACAACATCTTGATACTCAGCGAAACTAATAACAGTGCTACCGTTTTTAATGAAAGCCATCACAGTCTCCTATTAGCTTAATTCAGAGTCAAACTTCAATGATATACCATAAGCATCATACAACTCAGCAACACCGTAGTGGCAAGAAGCAACTACATCTGTTCCTAAGTAACTTGCACGACGCTGAGTTTCAATAGTGATATCACCAACTAAGGCAAGACCTAAAGCATCACGGTGGAATACACCGCCTGGGAAGTCACCAGCGTTGGTAACATAAGCAATGTTGGCGCTTTCATAGATTGGAACACCAGCCAACTGACCAATGTAACCCATACGCATTGCTTCGTTAGCAACTTCGCTAACACCACCACCTGCTGTGAACGCTGTAGTTCCACCAGTTGTCAATACTTTCTTCAAAGTATAAGCAATTTCTGGATGTAGAACACAAGCAATACCTTCCATGCTGATACCTTGAGCGCGAAGTTTTGCAACTGCTTCAAAGATGTTAGCGGCTGCAATGTTGGTTGTGTAATCATTTGTGAATGATACGCTTGTAGAGAAACCAGCCAATAGTGCGCCAAGATCAGCGTCCATCTTGCGGGCTACAGCCTCTCCAAACAATCTTCCCAAGTCAGCAATAACATTGCTGGCGCTTTGTGCCACTGACAAGTCAGTAACCATAGTGCGGATTGCCTTAGGGCTGATAGTGATTGTGCCAGCACTTGTGCTAACTGCTGTGTTGCTAATCTCATCACCTTCAGTTAGTGCGGCTGCTGTTTGCTGTGGGTAAATTGGAACTGTCACAACTTTACCTTGACCTGGGGCCAAAGAATAGTTACGAACCAAACCTCTCATGATACTTCTTTCAGAAGCAACGAACATTGCTTCTTGTACGATAGACGGCAATAAGTCGTCTAATGTTGATGTGGTTGAACCTGCCATAATATTTCTCCTTGATTAATTAGGCTATACCGTTAGTCTTACGATACTGTGCGTATACTTTACGGTGTTCTGGATTTTTCATGTCCAGTGATCTTATATCTACTTTGCTTGATACCGCAGAGATATTACTCTTAGTATTGGTAGTTGAGGGATTGGCAACTTTAAAATGCGGATTTAAATCTAAGAATCCTCGCACTAAATCGTCTACTCCAACCGCTTCGCCTTTGTCGTTATAACGAACGGCGCCTTTTTCATCTACTACTTCTACTTCACCATCGTTATTAAGTCTAACTTGATTGCCTAATAATGCTTTGACTTGTTCTGCATTGACTGCGTTGAACTTGGCTGCGGCACTGAGCAAAGGCATGTTGACCTTATAATCTTTGATGACTGAATCTCTCTTGGATATTTCAGCATCCTTTTTAGCGGCTAAATCTCGTAGTGTTTCTTCAAACTGGCCACGCTTGATTTGTTCTTCCTGTTGACGCTTTTCGTAATCACTTTTGATGTTACGAAGTTCATCTGGATCGCCTAAATCTTCATATGGCTTAAGAAGTTTCTTTTCTAATGAGCCTTTCATACGGGCCATCATGTTGTCTACTTCTTGTTGACTATAAGTTTTTGTCGCTTGTGCCTGATTTGCTGTTTGTTCAGTAGCCGCATCAGTTGCGTTGTCTGTTACCAATGTATTGTCTGACATCGTGCATCGCCTCCCTTTCAGAGTATTGTGTATTATTTATAGCATTTGAGTTTAAACACCAGGATAATAAGGTTATTTCTTCTTTTTAGCAGCCGCTTGACTGGCCTTTATTGCCTGTGCTTGCTTTACAGCCTGAGCACGAGTAGGATATACTTTACCTGTGTCTCCATATTGATAGCCTTTACCGCCACGAGGGCCTGTTGCTTTGTGGATGGGCATGATTAATATTTCTTAGGTGGTTTTTTATCGCGATTCTTCTTTGTTCTCATACCACGCTCAGGTAATGGCGTGCGTTCTTGATCTTTCATTGTAGTTCTCCTTAATTTAAAAAGGTCTGCGGGGGTGCGTTGATAAAGGAATAGTCCATGCCAGAACTACTGCACCCCCGCTCGCCAAACTTACCAGATTCGCTCCCGGCTTAATCTTCGTATTCTGCTTCTTCCCACTTGGCACACCAGAACACTGCACGAACTGGTGCATCAAACTTGGTGCAATACAGTTCACCAGGCTTGTAGTATTCACAGTTGCCACAGTTTTGTCCTTCAGGGACTTCTGGGTTGCTTGCTGGTTGGTATGCTGCTGGCAAGTTCGCATTGATCACTTCACCATCAGGATACAGTCTACCAGGTTGTGGATTTGGATCAATGAATGGTAACGCTTCGTATTCTTCATCCATCCAATCTAAAATATGTTCATCTATTTTGCGTAGAACAACAGGATCTGTGGCTGCTGATCTGGCCTGTTGTAGTTGAGCAATCTCTGATCCAGTGTCACGAATATTGAATGAACCTGGGTAATCAATCTCACCCATCCATTGTTCACCTTGGTATTCAAACCAAAACTGCCACATCTGTTCTTCTGCAAGTTCTAAGTTGTCTGCTTTCTCACTTAGGCGTGCGTTAAGCAAGGCAAACTCAGTCTCCATAGCAACACCACTCATAGTGCGGCTTTCTACAGCACGAACTGCGCCTGTGTTGGCCATTTTGTCTATTGAGTCAATGGCGTGTTTGATTGCTTCATAGATTGAAGCCACTGAAGCACCTGTGTATTCTAATAGATACGGCTTTAAGCCTGAGTCTAAGTTGCTTTCCATTTGTATGATTGAACCAGCACCAGTGCCTATGACTGTTTCAGCAGTGGTTACTAAGGAAGGATGTGTGTTCATACGGATGCTGGCTTCAACTTCACTGGTAGCATTGTAGATAAATCTTTGTTGATCAGCAATGTCTGTAATGTCACTGATACCAATACCACGCACAGTGCTACGACCATTGTAAGCACACACAGCAGGGATCTTACCTAAGCCGTTGATTTCAATGATCTTTTCTACGATTTCAGTCTTCTTAGTGTCTACTGTGGTTGTGATGATTTCTGTTGGTGTCCATTCTTTTACTGTGCGAATGTCACCATTGACATCTTCTAAGTATTTAAAATAGACTAAATCATATTTTCCACTGGCTGAACGCTTCCAACTCCAGTCCAGCACAGTCATAGGTGTTAGCAATGATAGATAAGGGCGCACACCTTGTGCTTGTTCATCTGCTACTGTGACAGCACCTACATTGGGCTTTGAAACCACAATCCAAGCAGTGCCAAATACACTGGTCCATGTTGAGACATCTTTCATGAATGCGTTGAGACTGCGTCCATCAAGGTCTGCATCACGCAGGAACATTTCTAATTCAAATGATTCAGTGTTGTTGCTGAAGTCTCTGTCTGGCTCTTTACGGAATAGGAAACTATTATATACGCTGATAACACTGCTACAATGATTCTCTAATGGAGTAGCACGAAGTCTGGCATTGTATTCATTTTGTGTTTCAAGTTGATATCTGGTCAAGTGTCCAGCATTGCGATACTCTTCACCACCCACATAACTTTCCAGTAGATACTTCCATATTGTTTGGTAAGTGTCATACAGCTTATTGCCACTTGTCAGCGTGGCAATCTCCGTTGCCAGTGTTTCAATTGAATTCATATATTGTGTCCTTTATGCGAGGGCGTGTCCCCAACGCTTTGGTTGTACTTTTTCTTCTCTATCACGCTTGATAGGAAATAGATAATCTACGCAGTAACTCAATGCGTCAAACATGTGATCATAAGTTCCTTTATCTGGAATCTGTGTATTCTCTTTAAAACAAAACTTTTCTAATGACTCTAATGTATATTTACACCTGGAATCAATAAAGAGGTGTCGAAGGCCGTCACTACTACACATTCTTGAGTTTAATGCGTTTATTCTATCTCTAACGGGAGTGTGAGCACGGGGTGCTTTAACAATAAAGCCTGCGTTTTGCAAGATGATGTGGTCAGTAAGGCCGCCTGCTGAGGTTTTTCTCGCTGAGCCTGCTGGGTCTGGGTAACAGAATATCTTTGAAGTGGGATACCTTCTTTTAAGTTCTTCTGCCAGTTCGTGAGTATT